CTGAAAAAAATCTCCCCCCGCAGGGAAATCTCAGGAGCAAGATCCTTTAATTTCTGGGGGATTCGATGAGCGATTCGCCTCCGGCCGACTTGGGGGATCGGGGCGAGCGGCTCTGGCGGGAGATGACGGCGGCTGCGGCTCTGACTCCGGCGCACATGGTGCTGTTGGAGGAGGCGTGCCGTCTCGCTGACCGGCTGGATTGGCTGAACGCGATTCTCCTGCGTTGGGCTTCACCTGGCAATACGGATGACGAAGAAGGCGGGGCCAGCTCCGGTGATATCTCGGGGTTTTTGGCGGAGTCTCGCCAGCAGGCGACGGCTCTTCGGGGGCTTGTGGCGGAGATTCGGCAGGGTTTGAAGGGTTCGTCAACGTCTGCGCCAGCTCCGGCGGAAATTGCGGGGGGTTCGGGTGTCGCGGATCTCTCGAAGCGGATCGCTGAAAGGCGGCGCAAGGCCGAGGGTTGAGCTTGCCCCGGCCTACGAGTACACGCTGGGGCCGGAGGCGTGCGAGCTGGCGAATCGGGCCGGCCTGGTTGCGGATCCGTGGCAGGCGGACGCCGTGAACCTGATGTTGGCGTGCCGGGATGACGGCAAGTGGGCGTGTTACGAGTACGGCGAGATCGTGGCCCGCCAGAACGGCAAGGGCTCGATTCTGGAGATTCGCGCTCTAGCCGGGTTTCTGCTGCTGGATGAGTCGCTCATCATGTGGTCGGCGCACGAGTACAAGACGTCGATGGAGGCCTTTCGCCGCTGCCGGACGCTGCTTCGGCGGCTGGGCAAGCAGGTGAATCCGAACAACGAGAACCTGTGGGATATCGATGGCGTCCTCGTCAAGTTCATCAATACGAACGGCGAGGAAGGCTTCGAGAGGCTCGACACTGAGGCCCGCATCAAGTTCGTGGCCCGGTCGAAGGGTTCGGGCCGTGGTTTCTCGGGTGATCTGGTCATCATTGACGAGTCGTTCGCGTTCACGGCGGAGCAGCAGGACGCGTTGATGCCGGCGATGGCGGCCCGACCGAACGCCCAGATCATCTACACGTCGTCGCCGCCGCTGAATGGCGAGTCCGGCGAGGTCATGTTCAACCTGAAGCGGCGCGCTGATGCGGGCGGCGATGACAGTCTCGGCTGGCGGGACTGGGGGGTTGCGGGCGATCTCGACCACCTGGATGACATCGATCTGGACGACCGGCGGCTGTGGGCGGCGTCGAATCCCGCATTGGGGATGCGGCTGACGGAGGAGACGATCCTTCGGGAGCGCCGCTCGATGGGCAACGCCGGTTTTGCGCGGGAGCGGCTGTGTATCTGGCCGAAGATCACACAAGGCAATGCGGTCATCGACCCTGGGGCGTGGGTGCGGCTGGCGGACGCGTCGTCGGAGCGGGACCGCGAGGCAGGTGTGGCGATCGGTGTCGACATCAGCCCGCTGCGGGACTATGCCGCGGTGTGCGTGTACGGGCTGCGCGCAGACGGGCTGGGGCACACGCAGCTGGCGGACTACCGGCCGGGCACGAAGTGGCTGATCCCGCGGCTGATGGAACTGCGGGATGCGCTGGATCCGGTGGCCGTCAGCATGGGCCGGGGGACGTTCGCGTTCCTCGAGACCGCGCTGGACAAGGCGGGCTTCCAGCGGCCGGAGGATTCCGAGGCGCCGGAGCCGGGTGATCTGGCGGTGACGAACGCGGTCGATATGGCGGCGGCGGCTGGCCAGGTGCTGGAGGCGGTCCGCGAAGAGAACTTCCGCGTCGTGCCGAACCGGCATCTGGATGTGGCGGTCGCTTCGGCGAAGACCCGGCAGACGGGCGAGACGATCGCCTGGACGGTGAAGGGCGTGGAGGGCGACATCAGCCCGCTGGTGGCGATGACGCTGGCCCGCTGGTCCTACGTCACCCGCTCGCATCTGCTCGAACAAGCCCAGTACGACGTTCTGGAGTCGGTGTTCTGACGGAGGGGGTGCGTCGTGCGCAATCCCCTTCGCGGGTTGCTGAGGCGTGGCGGTGACGAGCGGCGGAGTCTGGATTCGTCTTCGGTGTCGTGGCCGTCGGATCCGCTTGCGTCGCCGGCGGCGCTGAATGAGGACGGTGCTCTGCGGCTAGGCCCGGTGCTTGCTGCGGGGCGACTGTTGGCGGCAACGATTTCCGGGATGCCGTTGTGCGTGTACCGGCAGATGGGCGACTCGAAGCAGGAGTTGCCGCTGCCGTCGCTGTTCACTCAGCCGTCCGCACAGGGGACGCTGCACGACTGGGTGTTCCGTGCAGTGACATCGCTCGCGTACCGCGGAAACGCGGTTGGTGTGGTGACGGCGCGGGACTATCTGGAGTACCCGGTCGAGGTCGAGTGGCTGGATCCGGCATTCGTGCTGTGCGAGGACCGGCTGGCGTCGATGGGCGAGCCAGGGTCGTTCACCAACCCGAAGTTCTCCTACATGGGGGAGCGGCTGCCATCCGAGGACGTCGTGCACATCCCGTGGTTCCAGTTGCCGGGCCGCGTGTGGGGTCTGTCGCCGATCGGCGCGTATGCGGTGACGGTGTCGACGGGGCTTGCGGCGCAGCAGTTTTCCGATGACTGGTATCGCAGCGGTGGCGTGCCCCCCGGGCGCTTCAAGAACACGCAGCAGGTCGTCGACCAGACGCAGGCGAACGTCATCAAGCGGCGACTGGTGCAGGCGATCCGCTCGCACGAGCCGATCGTGTACGGCAAGGACTGGGATTACGAGCCGGTCACGGTCAGCCCGAACGAGGCGCAGTTTGTGCAGACGATGCGGCTGACCGCGACGACGATCGCCTCCATCTATGGAATCCCGCCGGAGATGATCGGCGGCGAGACCGGCGGGTCGATGTCGTACAGCAGCCCAGAGCAGCGGCAGATCGAGCTGGTGCAGTTCTCGCTGCTGCCGTGGCTGGCCCTGCTGGAGTCGCACCTGTCGGCGCTGCTGCCGCGAGGCCAGTACGTCAAGTTCGACCCGGACGTGCTCATCAGGGCGGACCTGCTGACCCGCTTCGAGGTGCACGAGAAGAAGCGCCTGATCGGCTGGGACAACATCGACGGCCTCCGGGCGCTTGAGGACGAGCCTCCGCTGCCGAACGGGGCGGGCCAGGACTTCACGCCGCTGCCGATCGCGTCGGGCGCGGTCATTTCACCTCCAACGATCCGGAGCGACGAACCGGGGCCGTTGCGCCTCATCCGAAAGGAAGGCACCGATGGTTGACCGGCATCAGCTGCGTGATGCTCCGGAGCGGCGCGCGATCGCCGCAGCCGGCTTCGAACTCCGTGCCAAGGGCGACGGGCTGACCCTGACCGGGTATGCGAGCGTCTTCGGGAATGGCTACGACGTGCTCGGCGGCCCACCCTACGGGTGGACGGAGCGTGTCGACCCGGGCGCGTTCGACGTGACGCTGGCGGCGAAGCCCGACTTGCATCTGCTCATCAACCACGAGGGCATGCCGCTGGCCCGCACCAAGTCGGGGACGCTGCAGCTGTCGACGGACTCCAAGGGCTTGCTGGTGGAGGCGAGCCTGGACCGGCGCGACCCGGACGTGCAGCGTCTGGAAACGAAGATGGAACGCGGCGACATGGACGAAATGTCGTTCGCATTCCGCGTGAAGGCCGATGCCTGGTCGGAGGACGACACCGAGCGCACCCTGACCGAGGTGTCCCTTCACAAGGGCGACGTATCGGTCGTGAACTTCGGCGCGAACCCGGCGACTTCGGCGCAGCTCAATTCGGCGGCCGACGCGCTTGAGGTGCTCGCCAAGCTCGACCCAGAAGCCGCCATGGCGGAGCTGCGGTCAGGCGACGGCGTCGACTTGGGCCGGCTGACGCGGGCCCGCGACAACGTCCTTGCCCTGCACCGGCAGATGAAGCCGGAGCGCAAGGCGCCCGGCCGGCTGTCGCTTGCCGAGGCCCGCGCCATCGCGGACGGCGACGTACCCGTTCAGGTCTCGCCGCACATCCCGGCGCACCGGACGGACGTTTCCACTGAGCCGGGGTTCGACCGCCGCGGAGCAGCAGCCGGCGCGGCTGGCAATCAGGCTGTTCTGCGCTACATGCATGCCTGGGTCGACCCCGGCGGCGATCCAGAGGCCCCCGAGTCGTACCGGTTCGCACACCACGAGCCGCGCATCGGCGCCCCGGCGAACCTGCCTGCTGTCCGGCACGCGTTGTCGCTGCTGCCTCAGGCTGACATGGATGCCGACCAGAAGGCGGCCATCGAGCGCCATCTGCGACGCCATCTCGAAGACGTCGGCTGAGACCGACGCACATCTCTGATCTTTCCGTGGTCTGGCACTGATCACGGCTGCTGTCGCGCGCCTGGCACTGGCTGGTCGACGGCTCATCACGGTCCGGCACGGGCCGCCGTCACGATCCACCATCCAGGAATGGAGACTCGTCATGGCTGACGAGCGTTTCAAGCGGCTGGTCGCCAGGCGCGAGCAGACTGCGCGTGAACGCGAGGAGATCCTCGCCAAGCGCAAGGCCATCACTGATCTCGCCGAGGAGGAGGCCCGCGAGGACCTCCTTCCCGAGGAGGACGCCGAGTTCCGCGAGTTCACGGCACAGGTGAAGGCCAAGGACGAGGAGCTGCGCGCCCTCGACGAGCGCATCAGCGAACTCTCCGACGAGGCGGAGCGGTCCCGCACCGTCACCGAGGGTGCTGCCGCGGTCAAGCGGGCCCGCGCCCGCGTCGAGACCGTCACCGAGGCCCGCACTTACGAGCGCGGCAACGGCCGCTCCTACCTGCAGGACCTGGCCCGCGTCCAGCTCAACATGGATGCGGACGGCGGGGCCCGCGAGCGGCTGCAGCGGCACGCCCAGGATGTGGCGACCGGCCAGGAGTACCGCGACCTCAACCGCACCGACGGCAACGGCGGCTACTTCGTTCCGCCGCTGTGGCTGATGAGCCAGTATGTGGACCTGGCCCGCGCGGGCCGCGCCTACGCGAACGTCGTCAACCAGCAGCCGCTGCCGCCGGGCACCGACTCGATCAACATCCCGAAGGTCGCCACCGGCACTGCCACCGCGGTGCAGACCGCGGACAACGCGGCGGTGCAGGAGACGGACCTGACGGACACGTTCATCAACGCTCCGGTGCGCACGATCGCCGGCCAGCAGGACGTGGCCATCCAGCTCCTGGATCAGTCGCCGGTGTCGTTCGACGAGGTCATCTTCCGTGACCTGGTGGCGGACCATGCGACGAAGACGGACCTTCAGGTCATCTCTGGCTCGGGTTCGTCCGGCCAGGTGACGGGCGTTCGTGGCACGTCGGGTATCACGACGATCACGTACACGGATGCGACGCCGACGGTGGCGAAGCTGTACAGCAAGATCGCGGATGCGGTGCAGCGGGTGCACACCCTGCGCTTCATGGCGCCGACCGTGATCGTGATGCACCCGCGCCGGTGGGCGTATCTGCTGGCGGCGGCGGACTCCAACGGGCGTCCTCTGGTCGTTCCGGAGGCCGGGAACCCGCAGAACGCGATCGCCACGCTCGGCTCAGTGGCTTCGCAGCAGATCGTCGGTCAGATGCACGGGCTGCCGGTCGTCACGGATCCGTCGATGCCGACCGCGCTGGGTGCGGGCACGAACGAGGACGTCGTCCACGTTCTGCGCGCCTCGGACATCCTGCTGTACGAATCGGGGCTCCGTTCCAGGGTGCTACCGGACGTCGGCTCGGGCACGCTGACGGTCCGCCTGCAGGTGTATGGCTACCTGGCCTTCACGGCGGCCCGCTATCCGGCGAGCGTCGTCGAGGTGACCGGGACCGGCCTCGTGGCACCGACCTTCTAGATCAACTAGGCGGGGGCCGGATCGGCGGGTTCGGCCCCTGTCGGGGGTGTCATGCAGGACGAGAAGCAGTTCACGCGGCACGCCGAGCTCGGCTGGCTGTCGTGGGACGAGTGGTCGCCGGAGCAGGACTTCTGCCGCTTCGTCGGCATGCTCCAGCGGATGCTGCGACCGGCCCTGGTCCTGGAGACGGGCGTCGGGATCGGCCGCATCACAGACCACCTTGATCTGGCAGCGTGCGAGTTCCTGGGTTTCGAGTCGGATCCCGCATGGCGGCAGGCGCCGGCACATCCGGAGCTCGTCACGCCGTCGGCGGATCAGATGGCCGCGGCAGACCTGGTGATCCTGGACAGCGACATCGAGTTCCGCTTCGGGGAGATCAAGCTCTGGGGCGAGGTCGGCAAGCCGGGCTCGGTGTGCGTGGTGCATGACTGCGGCAACGGCCACGAGGAGTGGACGGTGCATCACGCACTCGGTGAGGCATGCAGGGCCACGGTTCAGCCGGGAATGCCACTGAAGAATCCGCGGGGCGGCTGGCTGGGGGTGCACGGGTGAAGATCATCGGCCTGCTGTCCTGGTACGAGGAACCCGCCTCGTGGCTCGCCGAGTGCGTGGCCTCCGCGGCGAGACTCTGTGACCACCTGGTCGCCGTAGACGGTCCCTACGCTCAGTTCCCGGGTGCCGTGCGGAAGCCGGCCTCAGGGATCGAGCAGGCGGAGACGATCGCCCACACCGCGGCCGGCGCTGGCATGGGGTGCACGATCCACACGCCGCGGCAGCCGTGGTGGGGCAACGAGGTGGAGAAGCGCGACTTCATGTTCCGCTTTGGCTCGACGATTGCCGAGCCGGGCGACTGGTTCTTGCGGATCGATGCCGATGAGATACTCACCCAAGTGCCTGCCGACACGCGCACGCTGTTGGCCGCGACCGCGTTGGATGTGGCCGAGGTGACGATGTGGGAGCGCGACGACATCGACTCCCAGTTCCCGCTGCGGGTGTTGTTCCGGGCCCTCCCGGGGATCGGAGTGCAGCAGGCCCACTACGTAGTGACGGCCCCCGGCGATTCCGGGACACGGGTGCTGTGCGGGAACGACATCAAGCATCATGCCGAGCCGGCCGAAGCCCTGTGGGATGTGCGACTGGAGCACCGCACCCGGCAGCGCTCGCCGCTGCGGCGGCGGCTCAAAGAGGACTACTACGCCAAACTGCCCGAAATTGAGCAGGTGAGGGAGCTATGAGGGACATCAAGGCCGACATGAAGGCCGCCCTGATCCACGAGTACCAGGGCTACGTGCGGGCCGGGCGCAAGGTGGACGCCGAGCAGGTCGCCACTGCACTCAAGGACGACTACGACTACGACGTCGTGAAGCCGGACGACGAGGCGAAGAAGGCCTCGGCTCCGGAGACGACGGCAGCGCCCCGCCCGCCGGAGGCCGCCGTCGAGCCGAAGCCGGAACCCGCCGGCGCGGCGACGAAGCCGAGTGCCGCGGACGTGGATGAGAAGTCTGCCGCCGCGAAGAAGACCGCGGCGAAGCGCGCCCCGGCGAAGCCGGAGAGCAAGTAGCCGTGGAAGAGCGCGTGTTCGTGATCCAGTTGGAGGCCTCTGGTGAGGTCACTCCCGCTCGCCCCGCTGACGCCGACCAGTCCGACGGCGACATCACCGAGCCCGAGGGCGCCGCTGAGCCCGAGGAGGCCGAGCAATGACCGCAGGACTCGCCCCCAGCCTCGTCTCCGGCTGGCTGAACACTCTGCGCACCACCGGTAACGGTGGTGCCGCGTACTCGGCGGTCGCCGGGACGTTCGTGCAGCTGCACACCGGCGACCCTGGTGCGGCTGGCACCTCCAACGTCAGCGCCGGGTCGTCGACGCGCAACAGCTGCGTGATGTCGTCCTCCTCGTCTGGCTCGGCGCTGTCGCTGGGCACCGCGCCCTCCGCGTGGACGAACGGGGGTACCTCGGAGACGCTGACGCACATCTCGGTGTGGACGGCATCGACGTCCGGGACGTTCCTGTTCTCGATTGCGCTGACGGCGTCGAAGGCTTGGGCGTCTGGCGACACGTTCACCCAGAGCACGCTCGGAGTGTCGCTCGGGGCGCAAGCGGCGTAACACCCTGACGGGGAGGGGTCGCCCTCATGACGACCTTCACCGACGACTTCAACCGGGCCAACGGGGCCCCCGGTGCCGACTGGGTTGACGGGACCGGCCTCTGGACCATCGTGTCCAACCAGCTGTCGTCGGGGACAGCGGGCGGCACGATCGTCATCCGTGCCGCTACGGCGATGGCCACCAACGACAACTCCGCACAGGTGACGATCGCCTCCACTGGAGCCGTCTCGCATGGCGTGTGGTGCCGCGGGAATACCGGTTTCACGCAGGGCTACCTGTGGCGCAACGACGGCACCTCATGGAACTTGTTCAGCGTCGTCGGCGGAAGCTTCACCTCCATCGGTAGCTTCTCCGGGGCGGCCGTCGCGGGCGACGTGGCGAAGGTTCAGGCCGTCGGGTCGACGATCAAGGGCTTCGTTAACGGCGTCCAGCGCGTCAGCGTCACCGACACGGCCGTCACCACCGGCACCAGCGTCGGCCTCCGCGCCGAATCCACGAACCTACTCCGGTTCGATGATTTCACCGGCGCCGACGTCACCTCCGGCGCCACCGGTGATGCGGCGCTGTCCGCGACTGCCACCCTCGCCGCTACCGGCGTCCGGGCCACCACCGGCTCCGCCACTTTGACCACAACCGCAACCCTGACCGCGGCAGGCCAGCGGGCGGCCTCGGGCGATGCAGCGCTCGCGGCAACAGCGAGTCTCTCTGCCTCCGGCGTGCGGGCCACCGCTGGCGCCGCAACCCTGGCATCCGTGGCTGTCCTTACGGCCAACGGCGTGCGCGCCACGGCCGCCGGTGCAAGCCTGGCGGCTACGGGCAGCCTCGCAGCGGACGGCATTCGGGCAACAGCAGGCAGCGCCGGCTTGCTATCTACAGCCGGCCTTGCGGCGGACGGCATACGGGGCGCCTCCGGGGCGGCGAGCCTCGCCATATCGGCGGCCCTGACCGCCGACGGAGTGGTGACCGGCAGCACTACCGGCGACGCCGCGATCACCTCAACCGCAAGTCTGACTGCGGCGGGCACGGTCGGTCGTGGCCTCGACGCAACACTCGCCGCCTCCGCTGTTCTCACGGCGGCCGGAGCGGTCGGGGCCGCATCCGGCGGCAGCATGGCCGTCTCCGTAGGGCTTGAGGCGTCTGGGCAGGTTGCTGGCGCGGTGGTGCGCGGCATTGCGCGAACGGCAACAGGAATCGGGCCTCGGGCGCGTCGCGGCGAGCAGGCCGTACCTGTGGCGCAACGTGGAGAACCGGCCGTACCGGCAGCGAGGGGAGGGGCCCTGTGATCGATCTCGGCTCCGTTTTTCAGGTGGCGGTTGACGTGCTCGACGCGTCGGGCGCCCTGACTAACCCGTCGTCGGCGACGCTCACGCTCACGCTGCCGGACGGCAGCACGCTCACCCCGGCAGTGCCGCTGCCTCCGGCAGCCACGGGCAAGTTGCGCGTCGACTACGTGACCACGCAGGTCGGCAGGCATGCCTGGCGGATGGTCACCTCGAATCCGACGACCGCGTACAGCGACGTCTTCGACGTGCGGCCCGCCGTTCCGACGGGCATTGTGTCGCTGGCCGATGCGCGCGCCCAGCTCAACTTCGGGGCGACGGAGACGGCAGACGATGACGAATTGCGCGGGTCCATCGGGGCGGCGACGCGGGCGGTCGAGCGGGCGCTGGGCAAGGTGGTCGTGCGGCGCTCGTTCACCGATCGCTTCACGGTGGGCGGTTCGGCGACGCAAGTGCTGCTGCGGAACGTCCCGGTGTTGTCGCTGACGTCGTTCGTATCTGCGGACGGCGCCACCTCATGGGATGTTGGCAGCTTGCAGGCCGACGGAGAGACCGGATTGGTGACGGTGGAATCTGGGCCAGCCTTCACGGGCGTACTGGATGGCACCTATCAGGCGGGCTATGCGGTGATCCCGGAGAACTATCAACTCGCCGGGAAGATCATTCTTCAGCATCTGTGGGAGACGCAGCGCGGCGCGATGGGTGTGCAACTGGGCGGCGGTGACGTCGACATGGCGCTCGCATCCCGCGGCTTCGCGATCCCCCGGCGGGCGTTGGAGCTCCTCGACACGCAACTTCCGGGGGTGGCGTAGATGGCGTGGACGTCCAGACTCCCGGCCGCCATTGATGCCCTGTTGGCCACGTTCGCAGAATGGCCCGGGCTGGGCGGGGCCGGTGTCACGGTGCGGGACGGCCCGTCGACGTCGCAGGCCACCGTCAAAGAGGTCATCTCCGTCGGCTACACGGGCGCCGAGGACGAGGGCAGCGCCGAGTCCACGCTCCTCGAAGAAGGCATGAGCGGCGTAGTGGACCGCGAGCAGTTCACCATCCGCTGCGTCGCCGTAGTGCTCCGCGGCAGCGACGACATCACAGGCGCCCGGCAGCGGGCCTATCAGCTCCTGTCGGAGGCTGGCGCGGCGATCACCGCAGACCGGAAGCTCGGCGGCACCGTCATGCGGGCGATGATCTCGTCACACAGCCTGGACCAGGCGCAGACCACCCAAGGCGCCCAGGCGGCGGTCGCGTTCGAGGTGTCCTGCGACGCCTACAGCGGCGCCTAGAGCTCCAGCCACTTGATGATGCAGCCCCTACGACCCCTCGGGGCGCCCAGCACGTAATAGTCGCCCAGCACCACAGTCTCGGGATCGATGCCTGCCTCACGAGCCCTGTCAACGAGCTCGATCAGGTCAGCGAGCCGTACTCCGGTCTTCTTGGCCTTCTCCTCGGCGCGGAATCTCGGCGCCTGGACATCACGAACGGCCATCGGCCTTCCCCCCCATTTGTGGACGTCGCCGGATCGTCCCATCGCCCATCTGTTGGGTCAACAAGAACAGGAGTACGCGGATGACCGCGCTCGTCACCCAAGTCGTGCCCAACGTGGGCGTCGACATTTCCACCTCACTGGTGGCCGCCACGAACGGCGACACCGCCGCATGCGGCAGCGGCACCTTCCTGCTCGTCAAGAATGCGAGCGGCTCCGGAATCACCGTCACCATCACCACGCCGGGCACGATCGACGGCCGCCTCGCCATCGCCGACAGCACGTCGCCGAGCATCGCCGCGACGACCGGCCTGAGCATCATCCCGCTGCCCGCCAGCCTGTACGCCGACCCGACGACCGGCCTCGCCACCATCAACTACTCGGCCACGACCAGCGTGACCGTCGCGGTGGTGAGGGTCCCGTGAGCGACACCATTACGATGCGGCACCCGACCCTGCCGGAGGGCCAGGAGATCGAGGTCCCCAAGGACGCCATGCCGCACTACACCGGCGCGGGCTGGCAGCAGGTCCCGCCCGAGGAGCTCGAGAAGCGCGCCGCCTTGAAGGCGCAGGCGGAAGTCGAAGCCGCCGCGGCCGAAGAGCAGGCCGAGACCGCAGACGAGCCGGACAAGTCGGAGCCGGCGGAAGCACCCACCGAGAGGCCGGCGCGGTCGCGCGCCAAGGCGCCGCAAGAGAAGAAGGGCGAATAGCCGATGCCTGCCACCCCGATCTCCGCAACTTCCCGGTACATCCCGCCGGGTACGACCCGCTACTACTGGGTCGCGACCATCGCGAACAAGAGCGCGCCGACTCGTTCCGAGCTGAACGCGGGCTCCGACCTGACGGCGGAGATCGCCTCCGTGTCGGGCTTCGCCACCAACTCGGATCAGCAGGACACCCCGGATCTCGGCAGCCGCTTCGTGTCGAAGATCCCGGGCAGGATCACCGCCGACGACTCCAGCATCACGCTGTACATGTCGTCGACGTCCTCGGATGTGCGGACCCTGCTGCCGCGTGACACCGCCGGCTTCATCTGCATCTTCCCCGAGGGGGACACGGCGGGCCTGAAGTACGACGTGTTCCCGGTGAAGGTGACCGGCCAGCCGAAGAGCCGCGACGTGGAGAACCCGGCGCAGATCACCATCCAGTTCAGCGTCACCTCGATTCCCGTCGAGAACATCACGGTGCCGTGACGGTCCCGAGTGTCCCCGAGTGGGTGTCCCGCTCGACCGTCGTCGCCTTCAGTAAGGGGCTGGGTCTCGACCCGAGCGACGTGCAGGGTCTGGATTTCAGCCCCTACGGCCTGTACGTCACGTTCTTCGCCACGGACGAGACGGGACACAAGATCTCCGACGGGCGGGATGTCGCGACGCACCGCATCTTCGTCCGGTTCGGCGAGGAGGCCAGCGATGACGATCCGGCTTCAGGGCGGGAATGATCTGCGGCGGATCAGTGGCGAGCTGCGGCGCATGGACGATCGGGAAGTCACCAAGCGGTTCCGGAAGGAACTGCGTGCTGCCGCGGCCCCGCTCGTTCCCCGCGTGCGCTCGTCGATCCGCTCTATCCCGTCTGGTCGTGGCTACACCCCGGACGGGCTGCGTGGCAGCCTCGCCCGGGCGACCCGGCTCGAGGTGAAGACCACGGGCAAACAGGCGGGTGTGGCAATTCGTGTAGACGGACGCAAGATGCCGTCCCACATGAGGAGCCTGCCGTCGATGGTCGAGGGCAAGAAGCGCTGGCGTCACCCCGTCTACGGCAACCGCGAGAACTGGGTCACGCAGACGCCGCACCCCTACTTCTACTCCGTCCTACGCACGGCGGGCCCGGCATCACGCCGGGCCGTCAGTCGCGTCCTGGACGGCATCACACGCGACATCAGCTAGGAGCACCATGGCACTGTCCCGCGACGGCATCCTCGAGGCCGTAGACGTCCAGACCGAAAAGGCCGACGTGCCCGAGTGGGGCGGCGAGGTCATCATCCGCGGCCTCACCGGCGACGAACTCGACGCCTTCCAGGGCAGCATCCGCCAGTTCCGTCCCACCTTCGACGGCAAGGGCATGGAGCCCGTCCTCATCCAGGAAGGCATGCGGGCCAAGCTCCTCGTCAAGTGCCTCGTCGACGAGGCGGGGGAGCGCCTGTTCACCGACCAGGACGCGCCCGCGCTCGGCGCGAAGAACGGCGCCGTCATCGACCGCCTCTACGACATCGCCACCCGCCTGTCCGGCCTGTCCGAGGAGGAGAAGGCGGAACTGGAGGGAAACTCCGAGCCGCCGACGGACAACGGCGGTTCTACTTCGTCCTCGCGCGAGACGTCTTCCACTGCTCCGTAGCGGAGATGCTCCGGCGGATCTCGGCCCGCGAGCTCGCCGAGTGGGAGATCTTCTATCAGCTCCAAGCTGAGGCCGACGAGGCCGCCGAGAACGAGGCCTCCGAGCCGAGCCGCAACTGGCCCTGACCCGCCCGCACATTGAGGGGAGGCGCCATGTCCACCGGCATCATCTACCGGCTCGTCGCCCACGACTCCGCCAGCC